GTGTTTTGGTTGCCCTCAAAGCGTATCCCAAAAGCGTCGGACAATGCGTCGATTGCCCCGACTGGATCAGCCTCTAATGCTTGTACGATTGCCTCTCCTTGAGCCAATCTCTCGCGTTCGGATGCCAACTCCTGCGTTTTACGGGTGTAATCCGCCTGACGCTGGTACCCATTCTGAAGTTCATCCAGTGAAACCTGCTGTTCTACCCCGTCCACTTTGACGGTATGCAAATTTCCTGTTGGTTGTTCTTCATTATTCATGTGGAATCCTTTCGGTTATTCCTATTGTAAAGAATGTAGTGTCCCAAATCACAGATTTGGTAGTTCTATACCCATCTGATTCTGCAACTGGGCCAACAATTCGGGCGGTACACCGCCCGTGGCCTCAAACACCTGATCTGGGATGGGTGCTGGACCCATGCCACCCGACATGGGTGGGGGTGCCATACCCTGTGGGGGTACCCCGCCTTCGGGGGGAGGCGCACCCTCTGGTGGTCCCATCGGCTGCTGTTGTACCAAAAACTTTTCAGGGTTCTGTACCCCAAACCCAAACTGTAGAACGTAACGCGCCAATTCAGCAGGATCAATAACGGTGCCGACCAAAGGCGCAAGGGCGTTCATCAAAGAGATTGCCTGTTGCCGACGAGCAGTCTCGTTCAACGGCTGCGTCGAACCACCCTCAACCGAAAAGTCGAACTCTCCAACAATATCATCCCGCGTATAGGCAACATAGTACTGCTGGTCGTCCTTGCCCGTAATACGAACCATCTGGTCGCGGGTCATGTACTGCTGCATCAACTGGACAACGCGACGACCAATCTCACCGATACAAATTTCTACCATAGCCAACTTGTCGGACGCACGCGCATTGCCTGCATCTGCGATAATCGACGCTTCCGTCGCTGTGCGACGAGTCTCAGGCATCTGACCACGGGCGTATTCAGATACACCGCTGACAGTGTTAATATCATTTTCGATAAGACTGGAATGGTTATACATTTCGGGTGCCAAAGGCACCTGCGGCAATGGTACGACAACTTCACCCAATGACCTGTTTTCATCCACGACGGGTACGAACCGTCCGTCGTCGTCGGACTCCAACGCTTCTCGGCCCTCAGGGCCGAACGAACGCTCATGGTACAGATATTTGCGTGCGTACCGCTTACGATGGTTGACCATCTGCGTGCGAGTCTTGTTCAACTCTTCCTGTAGCGACTCAATGGCCTCCACATCACCCATTGGGTAGAACATGTCAGGAATGTCGTAATTGCGTAACAGAACAAATGGATGTCCAAAGTTGTACGGCATCGGAGTTGGGTCCAACAGGTAGTCGTCTGCACCGTCGGCGCAAACCGAAATCAAACCCTCCTCCAGATCGTAGTACTCGTACAATGTAACCCGTTGAATCAGGTCAGAGTACTGGTCGCGTTCATCGTCGTTTTCCCAACGAATCTTCAAGCCCGAATCGGCTTGCAGATTCTGACGGACACCCTTACGGAACCGTTTATCACCCCGAACTTCTTCAATTGGACGCACAATCCGTTGCGCAATCCACTTGGCATCATCCAAACAGGTTGCCTCAGGGTCGATAAACATATCGAACGGTGAAATGCGTTCCACGAACGGCTGATCTTCCACAATTTCCATTTGTGTAAACGGAATCAAATCCTGCATTTCCTGATCTGTTGGCAGTTCCCCCGCCATCTCAGGATTTTCGTAACCAAAGTCGGCTACCTCTGCCTGCGCAGTAGCGTAGTCTCCCCCTATTTCGTCTTCTGACCGTTCACGTTCCTCCTCAACAAACTTCCACCCGACCTTCATCCAACCGTGGCCCAAAATTAGAAAGTCTTTAACCGTGCGGCGGAACGGCTTACGATAGTCGTGATGCCGCCACAAATAGTTGACGATAGCCTCAACAAAAACGGCGCGGTCGCCGTCTTCTTCCCTGTTGGCAACCACCGTAATCTTCGGATGGTTAACCGCAACAGACGGAGCAATCACATTGATCGTAGAAAACACCAAATTGACCGAAATGCGATCAGTGGGAAGGCCAATACCGCCCACATCCCAGTACGTCTTCCCACGGTACAAGTCGATCATGCGACGCCACTTGGTTTCGTAACCCTCGTCGTGGCGCCAACGCTTCGCCATCTCCAAGCGTTCCTTAGTGTTCTCGTAACGCTCTGAACGGCTCTTTCGTGCCATAACCTATACCCAACGTTGTCCAACGTACACAGGGTCTTTCCCCGCTGCACGCGCTTCCGATAGTAACTTCTGTTCGCGCTGCTTCAACGTCATATGTTGCTCATCAGGTGGCAACTGGGAACGATAACCGCGTCCAGTCACGACCGTCAAACCAAGCAATTTTTGACGCCACTCCCACAAGTCCTGCAATTCGTCGTCGGGCAGCGGGCCTCGCTGCCCAACAACGTAATCGCAAAACTCTGTATAGGAAGCGTTAGCAGGCAGAATCAACGAATAGCAGAGTCGGGCTGCTTTGAAGCAGGCTCAACTTTGCCCGTCTTACCGTGCTGGTTCTCAGGCGTCGTGCGCGGACGAGTCCCCGCAGCCTTGTCACCACGGTGAGCCTTGTCCTGACCCGAACGGACAGTAGCCTTCTGCGACCCGCCCGGTCGGGCGGGACCGTTGGATAGCATCGACGTATTGCCCAAAATGGGTTTTGCGCCTGCACCAACGTCATTGTACTTAGCCATTCGGCCAATTGCCATAGGACTCTCCTTTGTTCAATGTGTCCTACAAGAATGCTTATGCTGTCCCACGGGACAGGTAAGTACCGATTGTATCATCCGTTGCAATCCCTGACGGGATTTGCTTCATCCACCAATCAAACGTCCACGTATCATCCACATGCTGCACATACTCAGGCACATACGCAAACTTGCGCATCTGATTCGCCACCGCCAACGCCATCACCCGATCATCATACGGAGAACCAGACATCGACCCACGATCATTACGTACAAACGTACGCAACTCCGCAATCGTAGAATCACAATGCAAAATCAGTTCATCGTTCTTCAAAGCCTTCGCCAAATCATCAATCATCAACGGCTTCGACGTACGTGTCGTCTTCCACCCGTACTCCTGCGAAATACGTTGAGAAGACGTATTCAACGCCCGACGACGATACAGGTTCGGATACCCCAACTGACGCAACACCGTAATCGTCGTCAAACCATGATTGTTGGCCTCAACACAGCAAAGAGCGTTCCCGTACCACAAACCCAAACGGTACACCTCAGTAGCCAACTCATCAGGCGGGATACGTCCATGCCAAATAGCGACCTGCTCCCCCTTCTTCGCGTCAATAACCTGAATACACGAATAGTCGCCATGCCCCAACCCCTCAGCAGTATCGACACCCAAAACATACCCCGACCAACGCTCAGGCTCCTCCCACACCGTCAACATCGGAACTCCAAAACGTTTTTGGACGTTTCATGGAGATAGCCGTCCACACCCTGTCGAACATGCACACGCATATCATTAAGAACGTCAATATCAAATACAGGATTACCAGACTTAACAAATGCATCCTCGGCACTCGTCGGATACTCCTGCGCGAGTTGCCACGGCAACATCGAACTCTTCTTACCTTCATACCAAGACTCATCCCTATCCTCGGAAGCAGACCACGGAAAAAACATTGGATCAAACTGATTGTTCCCCGTAGACGCCCCCACCCACAACTGGTGAAAAAAGTTTCCCGACCCGTTAGCAGTAGACAACCCAATAATGCGGCCACCCACATCGGCAACAGGCTCAATAGACGCCCACGCCTCCTCAGGGTTCGGCAGGAACGCCCACTCATCCACAACCACCAACGTAGCAGACTCACCACGCGCAGGGTCAGATGCCGAAGGCATCGACGTAATCTGAGAACCGTTGCTGAACCCCATACGTTGCTGATGATCCATCAACGACTGCGGACCCCGCTCAACCATCCACATCGGCAAATGCTTAAACCCATACTTAGTTTTACGCAACAACAGAATCGACTCCCGCTCCGTACGCGACAAATCAATCACATTCTGATCGTCGTGAAAAAACGCCAACCAAAACTGATGCGCAGACACCAACGTCGTCCACCCAATCTGACGAGCCTTCAACGTCAACGAATAACGGTTGTTATCCCACCGCCTCAACGCCTCCGACTGCGCCCCCCGCAACTTAAACAAAATACGGCCATGCGCAGGATGCGCAATAAACCAAAAATTCTCCAAAAAATAGACCTCGCTACGCTGACACCTACGCCACTCAGCCTCCTGCCTCAGTTCCCCTAAGCGACTCATTAAACACCCACTCCCTATCAGCCTCAGAATCCGTCAGATCATCCTCAGGTAACGTAGAACCTCTAATGATGATAACAGCAGGAGCCTGTTGGGAATCCGAATCCCCAACGGCTACCAGAAAACCGCCGACAGCAGCAACAAGAGCAGCAATCGCACCGATTATCTTTGCTATATTCCCGCCATCTACTGACACGACTCGCATACTTCGGGGTTTTCCAATCCGCAGGACAGCACTTCATCTGCATCCTCCCATTCTATCTGATCCTCAGGAGTCATCGACTCCGCCGCGTCCTTGAAACCCTTCCGCCCGCAGACCCTCGTCCACGAGGAGTCTTTTCCCAATGCTGGCGCGTATTGCGTTGTCCCTTCGGATGCTTCCGTCTGGCGGTACCTCCTACCTTACGAGCAGGATAGTGAGGGTTAGGCTTTGCCTTCGTCTTTGAAACCTTCCCACCCGCAGAGGCTCGTTTAGTTCCACTCTTCGACATGCCCGCCCCGATCCACGAATGCTTAATCGGAAGAACGAAATCATCTTTACTAGCATTCCACCACTTCTTAGCCACTACTTCCTTCCTCTCGGATAATACTGTGTTCTGGTAACCTTTCCGCCCCTGCTATGACGGGTCACTCCCACGCCCGGTCGGTTTGCGGTTGATCGGGACGGCGGCTTCCTGCCCGACTGCGGATGTTGACCAGTTGCCCTGCTGCTCACTGGTCCCCGCTTCCTACCTGATTGCGGATGCCTTTTACTACCCCGTGCGCGACGGGAAGATCCCGTCGAACTCTTACTCGGAAGAGTAAAATCATCTTTACTAGCACTCCACCACTTCTTAGGACTTGCCATTACTTCTTTCCTTTTCGATTAGAAACCTTCTTACCAGACTTCTTCGCATACGACGAAGCAGCCTTACGCCCCTTTGCAGAATACGCAAAGTGCTTACCACCAACCTTAGGCATTANCTTTGCCACCTTGTACGTCCACGACCAGCAGCGACACTGCCCTAAGACCAACAACCTCAGACTCCAAAGCATCAGCCAACTCAGAATCAGACATCCCAGCCACCGCACGCTCATCATCAACCACAACCCGACGCTTCGGCGTAAACTTCTCCACATACTGCAAATACAAAGACGCAGCCTTCGTATCCCCCGCAGACGCACGCTGCCAAAGAGCATCTACGACGCTCTGAACCCTTTCAGGGTTAATGTTTAGTTCGGCAGCGCGCCGATCCCATTCACGTATAAAGCGTGGGTCACGCTTGATACGTCGAATCGAATCCTCATGGAGATCGTTTTCTGTAGCCCAGTCGCGTTGTGTAGACGGGGCACGTTCTGGCCCCTGTAGCAGCCAGTCTAGTAGGTTGCCCCATGCTGCGGGCATAACTTTGCTGCCTGTGTCTATGTCTGTTTGCCAGCCTTTGCCGCCTCCGTTTTGTGCCATGTTAGCGGCCAATTCTGCGTCGTGGTCGTGCTGGTCGTGCTGGCCGCGGTCCAGCGACAGTCGGGCGTGCACGAACGCTACCGCTGCCCCTCCCACGCGCTACCGTATTAGGTGTCTTACGACCACGGGGGCCACCCCGCTTCGCACCACGACCACTTGTTCTACTTCTCGGCATATTAAACCCCTTTCCTGATTGTAAGCGCAGGTGTCCCAAACGGGCATTGTACCAACCCACTAGTACAATAATGGGACACTCCAGCCTATAATTGCTTGGTACTGAGTAAACATTCCCCAACGCCTTCAGCGTTGGGGAATGGTACTGAGTAAATCACCAATACCGCGTACAGGCGCACGAACTCCCACAGGGAGTTCTTTTTTTGCCCGATCTGTCCCTCCATATCTATACATACACGCGTGCGCGCCCCGTACCCCCCAAGGGGGGGTACGGCACCCCCACCGTTGCCAAGGCAACGGTGCCCGACGGACTTCGGCGGCGACAAGCACCTTCGGTGCTTGAACTAGTTGCTAAACCAAAGGTTTAGCACGGGAAACGGGCCGAATCGAACTCTCAACTTCGTTGAGAACTCTGGATGGTCACCGACCTACGGTCGGACTGCTGGAATCAACATCAACCGTAGGTTGATGTACCTGCGCGTAACTTTCGGCTTCTGGCAATCACCGCTTACAACGTAGTTGTAAGCGGTTGATTGGAGGTTGGCTTAGTTGGTTGCTTTACTCAACGTAGTTGAGTAAAGCAACCAGTTTGGCACTCTCTCCAACCAATCTATGATTGGTTGGAGAGAGTGGTTGGCGGCTTTTTCGTTGTTCTCATAACCCTAAAGGGTTATGAGAACAACGGTGATTCGGCTTGGTTTGGGGTTCTCGTTCACAACCAATCGTAGATTGGTTGTGAACGAGTCTTGGTTCTTCTGATCCCTTAAGGGATCAGAAGAACCAATTTGT